ATGGACGGAACGGCGGAGCGCATCGTGGGGACCCTATCCGACGATCCCAAGGACTTTTCCATTGTGGAAGAGGCCGGGAACGAGTGGATCAGGGCAAAGGGCCGGTTATTTCAGTTTTACGCACCGGAATTGGTGGAAAAAATCGTGCGGACAGGGCGCATGGATGTTTCCGCCGAAACCGATACGAAAAAATCCTACATGGAGGGCAAGACCGAGGTCATTACGGATTGGGCAGGTCTTGGCGTAACCGTGTTGGGAGACGATGTGCCGCCGGCAATTCCGGGGGCGCGGATCAAGGCGCTGAGTGCCATGCAGGAAGAGTTTAAGACATTAAAACTGCGGGCGGCGTCTCTGGACCCCGGAAAGGGAAGCAACGAAACGAACAAGAGAAAAGGAGTGAACATCATGAGCAAGAAGGCAATGGAGGCCATGTCCGAAAAGTTCAAGGGTTACCGCGTGGTCGCTCTGAGCGAGGACGGGATGCACGTTGGCCTCGTGGACTCTGCCGGCAGCGCTTATACCTACGCCTTTAACGCGGAGGATAACGGCACCGTGGTGGAGAGCCGCATCAAGCCCGCTTATCTCACGGCAGCTTTCCCCTTTGGCGAGGGCGTGGAGGCTACGGTAGAGGTGAGCGACATCGTGGACTATGCCTGCGCCGCAAAGGGGCAGCAGGCGGAGGACGTGAAGGCACTGAAGGCACGTCTGGAAGCAGCGGAGGAAAAGATCCGCACCATGGAGGCCGCCGAGCATGAGCGCCGGGTGGAGGCCGTGAAGGAAGCTGTGAACGGCGCTTTGGAGGACATCCGGGCCTGCTCTGTGGAAGGCGACGCCGACATGACCGAGACTGCCAAGGGCCTGTGTGACCGGGCAGAGGAGTTCGCCGCCATGGAGACTGACGGGAAGTTCTGCGGTGCAGACCGCGCCGTGCTGGACCTGATGGCCGCCCACGGCAAGGCACAGACCGAGAAGCGCAAGAAGGAAATGGCCGCCAAGCAGCATTCCTTCGCATGGAACAACCCCAAGACCAACGGCGGCGAGGGCGGCGGCATCATGGAGATGCTGAGCCACATGAACGGCTGAGAAACGAGAGGAGAGTGAATCACAATGGCATACATTGAAAAGACTGCGTTTTGGCCCCGCGTGACCAACCGCGTATTTGACGAGACCCTGAACATCACCGGCAAGTTCCAGAACGCCGATAAGGCGGACGAGACCTGCTCCGCCGGGTTCCTGTGCGTGAAGGACGAGCTGATGGACTGCGAGGGCTATGTGGGCGTCGGCCCCACCGGTTCCACCGTGACCATCAAGAACAGCAACAGCTGGAACATGAAGGCCACCGGAGCCGCCGTGAAGAGCGAGGGCGACGGCATTTACGCCTGCAACCCCTATGACGTGAACATGGTCGAGGATCCCGCGACCGGCAACCTCTACAAGGTTGGCGCCAACACGCTGGGCCTGCCCGCTCCCAAGGGCTATCCCGTCACCTTCACCAAGATCGTGTTCGACGGGAACAAGATTTACCGGTTCGGCATCGGCAACGTGTCCACCGCTCTGGGGGCCAACAAGTTCCTGACCATTGCCAACGGTCTGCTGGTGCCCGCCACCGCCGCGCCCACCGACGTGGGGACTCCGTACTTCAAGGTTCAGCCCACCGGCGGCACCTTTACCGAGGGCGCACAGAGCGCATTTGAGTTCGTGGACGTGCTGGCCTGCAAGGTTGACGCGGCAGCGGGCTGAGAAACGAGAGGAGAGTGACAATCATGGCAATCAAACTGAACAGCATCAATCCTGATGTGTATGACAGCGCAGCCAAGGAGTTCAGCAACGCGGAACGTGAGCGGGCCTACATCGTGACCTGCGGCCGTCTGCTGATGCGTGAGCGTCTGGGCCGGGATGAGCGCGCCCTGCGGGTCATGACCAAGCAGCCCGACGATTTCACCGCCATGCTGGCGGACGGCGAGGGGCAGAACAGTTACAGCATGACCAACCGCAACCTGCAGAAGAACCTGCTGCTTTTCTGCGCCAAGCGGGTGTGCGCCCTGAGCGGCGAGATTCCTCCCGCTGATCTGGACGAGTTCCGCCGCAACCAGCGCAAGTTCATGAGCGACAGCCTGTACCTCAAGACTCTGGCCGGCATCGTCACCGAGATCGTGACCCCCATGCTGCCCACCGTTATGAGTTCCGGGCTGGGCTGGCTGGCCGAGATGACCACCGTGCCCATCGGCCAGACCAAGGAACTGGACATCATGTCCAACGACATCTTCCTCTTTGAGGACGACAGCTGGGGCGCTTCCCGCTCCAAGCCCGCCAACACCCTCTTCAACAAGAGCGTGACCCTGAATCCCCGTCTGCGCACCGCACGGGTGAGCGTGAAGTGGTATCAGCTGGTGGGCAACGATGCCGACATGGGTCAGTTCTTTAACGCTCTGGCCGCCGGTATGTACTCCAAGATCACCGCGCTGTGGATCAGCACCCTGACCAAGATGACGGGCAACACCGCCTATGTGCCCAATAACATGAACTTCACAAACACCTCCGCAAACTGGGTCACTGCCGGTGAACGGGTAAGCGTTGTGAACGGGACCCGCTACCGGAACGTGATGGCCATTGGCCGTCCCTCCGCCCTGACCAAGGCGCTGCCCAGCGGTGTGGTGAACGCCTCCACCGTGAACCTGGATGCCGCCCTGTCTACCATGCTGGGCGTGGATTGGGCGCGGTACGGCTTCCTGGGCGAGTACATGGGCATGAACCTGATGCCCATCGACACCGCCATTGTGCCGGGAACCCAGAATACCAGCGTGATCGACATTGTGCCCGCCGACAAGATTTGGCTGGTGCCCGCCGGCGGCTACAAGCCTGTCTACATCGGCATGGAGGAGGGCACGCCCATTCAGTTGGAGCTGACCCCCGACCAGACCGCAGACATGAGCATCGACGTGGTTGTCTCCATGTCTATTGATTGTGTCCCCGTGTTGGCGTCCCGCATGGCCGTCATCAACGCGTAAGACCCAAAGCGGGAGGGAGGAAACCCTCTCTCCCGCAGATATGGCGCAAAGCCTGCATGAGGGCGGAGCGCAACAGAAAACAAAGCATCTTGTATCTGAAAGGAGCGGACAAAGATGGCAAAAGAGAAACGGACGGCCGCAGATGTGGCGGCGGGGATTGAAGCCCAGGAGCTGGAAGCAGCCGACCAGCCCTTGCGGGAACAGACAAAGGCTGCGCCCGTGGCAGAGCAGAAGGCGCTTGCGGCGGAGAAGGAACCCGAAAAGCTCTATACAGCCGATGAGGTAGCGGAGATCGCCAAACAGGCGGCGGCGGAGGCCGTTGCAAAGGCTATGGCGGAGGTTAAGCCGCAGGTGGTACAGGTGATGGCGGACACGGAAAAAGTGACGCTCCGCTGGTGCGCACCGGTAGCAGACGACAACCTGGCTGTATTCGGCCCCAACGGGATGTACGGCACCGTGACCGGGAAAAACGGCACGGTGATGGTGCCCAAGAGCGAGTGGAGCCGGTTCTATGACGAGACGGCAAGACGGCTTATTGACCGGCGGTGGCTGGTGGTGCTCTCCGGGATGACCGATGCGGAACGGGCGGTGTACCACTGCGCATACCGCAAGGGCGAGGTGCTGGACGAGACGGCTTTCCGCTGCGCCGTGACCATGGGGGACAAGCTGCTGGACATCTTCGACGATCTCTGCACGGAGCATCAGGAGATGGTGGCCAAGGCTTACTATGACGCATGGGAGCGGGGCGAGGTAAGCGCCGACAGCCGGGAACTGCTGAAGCAGCTGAACGCAAAGAACAAGGCCCGGTATGCCGAAGAACCCAAGGAGGACCCCAGGCGGAAGGGAATGTTCCGCCCGGTGCTGGACGCGCTGAACAGCGCGGAGGCAGCGGAAGAGGACTAAGGTCAACAGGAGGAATTGAACATGGATATTTCTGGATTTGGCATTGCAAGCGTGGCAGTAATCACGGTGATCTGCTACCTGATCGGCATGGCTGTGAAGGCCACCGCCATTGAGAACAAATGGATCCCCATTGTTGTGGGCGTGTCCGGCGGCGTTCTGGGCGTGGTGGGGATGCTGATCATGGCAGACTTCCCCGCAACGGACTATCTCACCGCCGTGGCAGTGGGCATTGTGAGCGGCCTGGCCAGCACCGGAGTCAATCAGATTGCAAAGCAGATGAGTAATTAAAATTGCACTCCCCGCAGGGGGACATTCCCATGTCGGGGCAAGGGGAAGGAATCTTTGGCGCAAAGATCCCTCCCCCTTAGACCCCCACCAGAAGCATGGAGGACGCCACCGTCCCCCATACCCCCTCTGGCACAAAGGCCGGGGGCAGCGGCCCCCGCCTTTGGAAACCGCCCCCCAGGGGAAGGGGCAGCGGCCCCCGCCTTTGGAAACCAACCTCCAAAGGGGACGGCGCGAGGACGAGGGGGACATAGATAGAATCAACAACCATTTTTTGATTTGAAAGGAGAACAAATCATGGACAAAAAATATGCTGAGATCATCAACGAGGGCAAGAAGCAGGGCGCGCCCGTGGAGGCTATCAACGCCGAACTGAAAGCGGCGGGGGCCAATTTCCACCTGAATCCCGACGGCGGCGTGGCCGGTTGGACGGAGCAGGAGATGAAAGAGGGCTTCATCCCCGGTGAGGATGACGGGAAGGACGGCATCTACAAGATCGCCAGCGACGGCAAGCCTATCCGCTACTCCAACAAGGCACTGGGCGGCGGGGTCTACGGCGTTGCCATCCCTGTGATGGATCGGGACGAGAGCCGCGCTGACACCACCATCACCGTGGGTCACTGGGAGCTGAGCTATGACAGCCGGGGCTGCTGCTACAGCCGCAAGAACCTGAGAAAATGACCAGAGCGGGTACAATTCCGCTTCAGGACCTCCAATGGTTGCGGATTTATTTCAACAGAAAACGTCTCCGCTCCACCACGGCCAACCTCAAGAAGATGTTGGCAGAGACAGGCGGAGATGCCATCTGCAACGGCTCCATTTTTCTAAGGAACCAGCAGCCCGCCTGTCACCTGAAGGCAGACGGAAAGGTTTACAAGGCCCCGGATTATCGGGCATGGGCCATCAGCTGGAACACACCTGCGGACTTTGGCGTGAAAACCGTGCCAAACGGGGACGCAAACTACATGGAGTGCGTTCACCTTATCATCGGCGGGAAGAAGATCAGCCCCGTCACCTGCGGAGCGGATATGCGCTACCGTGCGCCCCGAACGGCCATCGGCACCAAGAACGGGCGGTTTGCCTACTATGTGAGCAAGGACCGGCGGTCGCCGGAACAGCTCCGTGATTTGCTGGTATCCTCCGGCTGGGACAACGCCATTATGATGGACGGCGGAGGAAGCACCTGCTTCATGGACAAGGACGGCAATGGTTTTACCGGGGACGGGCGGGTGATCCCGTTTTTCCTCGTCTGGAAACTGAAAAGCGGGGACGCATTTGAACCGGAAGGAGAAAAACCCATGGTAGAGATCAACGCCTATTCCAAGGCGAAGGACGGCGGCAAGAAACTGTCCACAAACTTTGCAGTGAGAGAATTTGCCTGCAAGGACGGCTCCGATGCCGTGCTGGTAGCGCCCCGGCTGGTGATGGTTTTGCAGAGCCTCCGCAGTCACTTTTGCGCGGCTGTGACCATCAACAGTGGGTATCGGACGCCCCAGTACAACGCCAAAGTGGGCGGCGTGACGGACAGCCAGCACTGCTACGGCACGGCGGCTGACATTGTGGTGCGGGGCAAGACCCCGGCGCAGGTGGCGGCCTACGCCAGACAGCTGATGCCGGACTGGGGCGGCGTGGGCATTTACACGAAGGAAGGATTCACGCATATCGACGTGAGAGAGAGCAAAGCCGACTGGACCGGCTGAGAGTTTTAAACCGAAGGGGGGAACAGAGCAATGGCGATGCAGGGAGACTCCTATCTGATCCCCATCGTGGTGCGGCAGAACGATGTTGTGATCGAGCCGCAGATGGTGGAACTCCTGGTGCTGAAGATCGGCGGCATTGCAAAGTTCTACCCCAACGGAGGGCTGATCTACGCGGAGGGGCAGTGGTATTTCTCCCTTTCACAGGAACAGAGCCTGAAGCTGCCTGACCGGCCCGTTGAGACCGGCGGACGAATGAAACTGCCCCATCAGGAGGTGGTGGGCTTCCGGGGACCGGATGTAAACGTGCGGAAGGCCATCGTGGAAGGGGTGATCTGATGGCGAACAAACACTCCACCCTGACCCCGGAAGGCTGCGCCGTTCCCACTGCCGGGATACCGCCGGACACGGAAGAACCGACCGCAGTCAAAGGAGCTGAGCTGACACCCAACAAGCACTCTACACTGACGCCGGAGACCTGCTTCAAGCCTATGGTGATGGACATTCAGGACGTGGTTCTGAACGTCACCGATGGAGAAGGGCGGGTCTATCAGGAAAAAACCGTGGTGCCGTCCGGAGTCCAGCAGATTGTGACGCCGGACGCCAACTACGCGGCGCTGTCCCGCGTGATCGTGGAAGCCATTCCCAGCGACTACGGGAAAATCACCTACAGCGGAGACGAGATCACCGTGACTTAACAAATCCAACCCCCATATAAAACGGTTGATGGGGTCGAAAATTTTTAAAAGGAGACCGGAAACATGGCAAAGAAAAATGTAATCATCAACAAAGTTCCGTATGAGGGCGTGGAAGAAGTCAAGATCCCCCTGCAGGAGGGAGGCGGCAGCGCCCGCTATGTGGAGACCAGTGACGCCACTGCGGCGGCCGGCGATATTCTGACCGGGAAAAACGCATACGTCAACGGAAGCCTGATCGGCGGTTCCATGCCAAACAACGGAAAGACCGACGGAACCATTTCCACGGTGGACGGAACGGTCACGATTCCCGCAGGCTACACCACCGGAGGCACCGTTCAGATTTCCGAGGCGGAGCAAGGAAAGGTGATTCCCGGCAACATCAAGTCCGGGGCGACCATTCTGGGCGTAGCCGGTAAAACCTCCGTGGTGGACACCGATGACGCGGACGCCACTGCCGGGGACATTCTTTCCGGCAAAACCGCCTATGTGAACGGCCAAAAGGTCACAGGCACCACCACCATGCCGACGATCTCGCTGCTGGATGGGGTGCTGAGTATTTCCTAAATGGGCTTGCTCCCGCAATGGGACATTCCCATGTCATGGACGTGGGGCGCATTCTTTTCTGGAAAAGAACCCGCCCCACACCCCGGAAGAAAAGCACCAGGGCGTTCCGACTTCGCCCTGGACCCCCAACGGCACAAAGGGCGAGGGCTGCGGCCCTCTCCCTTTGGAAACCCTCTCCCATAGAACGGGGGAAGGGGGAATAACAGAAAGGAGAACGCTTCATGCCAAGTCCAACCGTCATTGTGAACCACAAGACATACAGCGGCGTGGGGCGTTTATCCATCCCCCTGTCCACCGGGACGGGGAACGGAGATTTCATTTACATCGGCGGAGATCCGGGAAGTTTGCCCCAATGGCAGGCAAACGTGAAGATCGCGGGCATGAAATACAACGCCGTACAGCGGGTGACGCTGCCAAAGCAAGGCGGCGGGGAAGCCCACTACCTATGCGCGGCCGGGACCTTTCGGGAATTTTCCGTAAACCCCGGAGGCAAGAAAATCAACATCGGAGACTATGTGAAACTGGAAGCAGGGCTGTATCCCAGCGCAAGCCTGTACCCAAGCACGGCGCTGTATCCCGGAACCGGGGTCAGGAGCGACTCAGCGGGGGCACTGGCCACGGCACTGCTGCCGGACGCATCACTTTATCCGGCTGCGGACCTTTACCCAAGGAACGTAATTCTGGCGACCGGGGCGGGGACGGACTCCGCCAACGCAGACGGCATTGCCATGAATGACGCGGAACCGGGAGGAACCGTGCTGGTATACATTCCAAAAACGTAAGGAGGGGCGGCTATGGGAACGAGTTGGAGCGAGATCATTTCGGACCATGCCATGGTTTTTATTGATGACGTGAGACTGACGGATCAGGCGGCGGAAAGCCCCGCACGGTTTCTGCGGCGGATGAGCCTTTACATGAAGAACGCGATCCCGGTATTCAACCGTCCCCCTGAGATGGTGGCTTACCTAAAAGAGGGACTGACGGAACCCGCCTACGCAGACAGCGCATGGGTCTCCACCTTGGAGAGCATTGCGAAAGAAACGAAGGTAGAGACGGGGATGACCGGCTACGAATTATTCTCCTGCGCACAGCGGGCGGAGCAGCCGGACGAGTCCGTACTCTTAGTACCGTATGGAGAGGCGGTGTATGACCCGGAGACCGGGACCGTGACCTTTCCTCCCCAGATGGACGCGGGATTGCAGTACGAAATGGACTTCTACACCGACGGGGCCTTTGCCCATGACCTGACAGCGGAGCAGAAGCGGCTGTTGGGCTTGTGCGTAGCTTCCGTATGGGACGAGCGGTTTTTCCGCAACTGGCTCGGCGACGCGCCCAAGGATCATGACCGGAGCTTTAACCCACCTAACGAGCCGCAGTACATGGAAAAGGGCAACAAGAAGAAACTGCAAAACCGGGGGCTGTTGAATCAGGAACTGCGGAAGTATGAGCAGGACTGCCTATACGCAACGGCGTTTCGCCGGTCGGCGCGGCAGATGGAGCTGATCTGAGAGGAGGGGGCGCATATGGCGAACGCCAAGCACGGCATGAAAAACATCGGCCTACTGAACGGCGGGAGCGGCAGGGCAACCAACGCACCGCCTCAATATCGGGATCGGAAGCGGCAGTATTTTGCGGATGCCACGGCCCGGTTTGTGGAGGAAATGGCTCCTTACGCCACGGACTTTGTGACGGCCCGGATGCAGGGCTTGGTTTCCGGTGACTTCTACCGGTGGAGCACAAAGCGTATCCGGCTTTCCGACACCACCAAGCAAGGCGTCAGCCTCACCCGGAAAACCGATGATCAGAAGGCATTTCTGGTGGCGGACGCCGGAGTGAACTACATCCCGGAGGGGGCCAAGGTGGAGACCATGGGTTCCTACTGGCTGGTGACGAACCCATCCAACCTGTCCAGCGCAATAGGGACCGGGATCATGCGGCGGTGCAACGCCGTGTGGCGGTTTCTGGACTGGTACGGGAACATCCGAGAAGAACCGATCCTTGTGGAAAAGTCCTTGGCGCAGGCCACAGCCAACGATTTTCAGGAAATGACCCTCATCATGCAGGGATATTTCAATATTATCTGCCAGCGAAACGCCAACACGGAGCAGTTAGACCAGAACAGCCGCCTGATCTTAGGGCGGCGGGCCTACCAGATCACGGGCTACTCCGACGTGACGCAGGAGTTCACCGGGGACGATGAAAGCACACACCTGCTGTATTTCAACGCCCGGATGCAGGAGCCGAACCACGAGATCGACGATCTGGAAGCGAAGGTGGCAGGGGGGAAGAACTTCTCCTGGGCGGTATTTGTCACCGGGGCGCCCCGCATGACAGCGGGGGATGCCTTCCAATTCACCGCTGCTTCCCGGCGGAACGGGGCCGAGGTGGAGAACACGGAGGAACACCCCATCGGCTATGTATGGTGTTCCAGCGACACCAACGTGGCCACGGTGGACAGCAAAGGCGTGGTAACAGCGGTAGGCGAGGGTACCTGCCAAATCACGGCGGTGCTGGACCAAAACCGGACTTACGGCGGGACCTTCGCCGTGACGGTGGAGGCATCGGCGGCAAAAACACCGGCGGTACGGTTTTTGAACGAGGTTCCCCGGTATATGGCCCCCTACGATGTAGAGACCTTGGAGGCGGCGCTGTTTATCGGCGGCGTTCGCCAGGACGCGGCAGTGGAGTGGACCTATGAGGGAGCCGCAGAGGGTTCTTACAGCGTGAGTGTCAATGGGAACCGGTTGACAGTGAGGTGCTGGGGGAACAGCCCGAAACCGCTGACGGTAACGGCCAGATGCGAGGGTGAAAGCGTCAGCGCGGAGATCGAATTGGAGGGCTTGTGATGGCAGAGAAGTGTCCATACGCCTACAAGCGGCCCGGAACGGTGAGCTTGCTGTGTGAGATGCAGCCGGGGCAGAAATTCCCCATCTGCGGACACCAGCATTTATGCGGCGTGACCGGGCAGTGGGAGAATACACCGCAGGCGGCGGTGTGCCCCCTGCGGGGGATTGACCGTGAGAAATTCCAAAAAATCTGAAAGGAATGACGTATATGGAATGGAAAAAACTAACGGAGGAAGGGCTGCTGGCAGCCAGAGACTATGTACCCCTGATGGAAAAGGCGGCGTTTGCGGCGGAGTGCGCCGGACGGTGCTTTGATCGGATGGAGGTCCGGGTGGAGGGGGGACAGGTACTCCCCTACTTCAAGGAGAACGTGGAGCGGCGGAGCCGGTATCTCATGGGCGGATTCGTGAAGCTGTATCTGGGAGAGGACTTTGAGCCGGTGGAGAGAGAAACTTACCTTATGTCCGCCGATGACTATGACCGGTGGGCCGGAGGACACATTTTTAACCAGATCGACCGCATGAAGGGGAAAGGGCCGGAGCTGCGGGACAAGGCCTTTGACCTGCTGGCGGATTACCGCGATCTGGAAAAGATGCTGAAAACGGAGATTTACGGGATGCTGCAAGCCATGAACGATCCCGTGAGCCGGTTTCAGGACCTTGCGGCGCAGAGCATGACGCCGGAGGCGGTGCAAAAGACGCTGAATGACCTGAAGGAGGCCCGGAGCGCCTTTGACGCGGCCTTTCAGAAGCGGAAGGACGGCGCACAATGAACCCGGCCTTTCACAGCCCCACCTATCCCTACGAGCGGGTGCAGACCGGCTTTCTGACCTTCCGTGGGGCGGAGGAGATCCCCCACAAGCTGTTGACCTATCTGATGGACCTGCCGCTGCCCGACGGCTACGAGCCGGTGGATGACAACACCCGCCCCCGTGTCCGGCTGATGAAATATCTATGGCATGACGGGGCCAAGCCGCTGGGAGAGCGGCTGCCTACGGCCAAGGAGAAGCAGAGCCTTCTTTTTGACGGGAACGAGCCTGTGGTAGACAGCAGCACCCAGCGCCGCAAGCACCCGAAAGGGTATCGCCTTTACGCTCAGAAGTTCTGGGGAGAAGCCCAGACGGAGGCGAAAAGCACAATCAAATGTTATTTGGGCCGTATTTTTTCACAGACGCCCTTTGACGCGCGGATCGGGATCACGTTTGTGATCTCCTGCAACGTGAACCAAGAGACTACCACTAAAACGGAGGCATACGCCCGCTCCTACGATATGGAGCAGTGCATCATCGAGGCACTGAACGGGGTGAATCTGGCGGGGATCGGCGTGTGCGACTTCTCCCGTATCGCCCACGCAGACAACGGGAGCCGCCCGGTGTATGACCAGACGGGCACGGTAGTGGGCCGGGAACTGAAAATGAGCATCCATTGGGCGGAGAGCGAAGCCGCCATGGGGGACACCATTGAGGACTACTAAATTCACAACGGGAGGACAGCCACCATGACCATGGAAGAAGCAGCCGTAAAAATAGAGGGCCACGAGCACGAGATCAAATCCCTGAAGCACCGCATGGACGATGTGGAGCGGGATCAGCAGGCGCTGATCAAGCTGACTGCCAGCGTAGAGGTAATGGCGACCAAGCAGGAAGAGATGGGGACCAAGGTGAGCCGGATCGATGAAAAGATGACGGAAATGGAAGGGAAGGCCGCCAAACGGTGGGACAGTCTCGTGGACAAGGTGATCTGGCTGATCGCCGGGGCCTGTATTGTGGCGCTGTTTGCCAGCGCGGGCATTACCATTTGATTTCAGATATCGGAGAGGATGAATTAAAAGATGGAACTCTCACGGAATATCAAGCGGGCGGCGGACCGCTACGAACCCATAGAAACCGCCGGACTGACCCTATGGCCCATCCGGGTCTGTGAGCAGGAGGAATTTGAGCGGGCGAGACCCGCCATTGACGTGATCCAGCAGGCGCTCCCTGTGCGCTATGCGGTCATGCCTCTGCTGACAGCCTATTGGGTCATGGATCTGGAAAGCATGGAGCGGGGGGAGGAACCTGTGGGCCTTTTTAACCGGGCGCTGGCGTTTTTGGCGCTGGCGCTGCGGCTGGGGGAGGGCCGGAGCCTTTCGGACCGCATCCGCCTGTTTCATGTGAAACTTTCACCTGAAAACACAATGGATTTAAAGGGGATATGCTTTACATGGAACGGTGAGGAAGAAATCACCATTACCCCGGTACAATTCCAGCGACTCAGGGCTATTCTGGCTTATCAGAACGGCATTGAGTTGACGGATGAGGACGCCAACCCGGACCTGTTGGAAGCGGAGGCGGAGCTGGCCCGGAGAAACGGGCCGAAGCTGCGCCGGGATCCGGCCGGTCTGCTTTCCTCCATCGCCCTGTTTACCGGATGCGAGGAAACGGAGATGGACGAATGGCCTATTTTAAAGCTGAAACGGCGTCAGGAAGCCATCCAGCGGGCGGCAGATTATCTGATCTGCGGCATTTCGGAGGGCAACGGCGTGAAGTGGAAGGGCGGGAACCCTGTACCCCACCTTTTCTATGACCGGGAGCGGGAGGATGCGGGGGCCGTAACCCCGCTGAGTCAATTTACCAACAACACAGAACAAACTTAAAAAGGAGTGTGAACAGACATGATCACTTTTACTGACAAGAGACTTTACCCGAAGGGCATTTGCTCCGCACAGCTTCAGGACCCTGTTACCGGCGAAGTTCTGAGCCAGAGCGACAAGTTCTCCACCGGTAACATCCAGTTCTCCGGCAACATCGACCCTCTGCGAGCGGGCCTTGGCAACGGCGTTGCCACGATCGTTGCCAGCGACAGCGATACGCAGGTGAACTTCACCCGCGCGGACTTCGACCTGATGAGCAAGATGATGGCTGTGGGCGGCACCGTGAGCTACAACGCCGTTTCTCCCGTCTGTCAGACGGTGGAGGCCACGGGCACTTCCCTGAAGGCCGACGTGAGCAAGCTGGTTCCTGTGGCCCAGTACGGCTATTCCTCCATTTTCTGCTACGTGCAGAAGGTGGGCGCGGCTTCCTCCTACTCTGTGGGCGGCGTACCCTATCCCATTGACCCCGCCACCGGCGCCATTACCGGCTTCACCGCTGAGAGCGGCAAGAGCTACAAGGTGTGGTACTTCGCCCGGAAGCCCGCGGCTCAGGTGGGCGTGGTGCACAGCGCCTTTAATGGCCGCATCGTCCACTTCACCGCGCAGATCGCCGTATACCAGAACGTGTCCGGCAAGAACAAGGGCACCCGCTGGGGCTGGGCCTACCTGATCGTACCCCGCCTGTATCTGAACCCCGAAGGGGCCAACACCACCGGCGACCAGTCCAACTACGACACCACCACCATCACCGGCCGCGCCATCAACGAGGACGCTGATGTGATCTCCGCCGAGTGCGACGCTTGCGGCGGCATGGGCACTTCCGCCTACGTGGTGCTGGTTCCCGACGAGGAAAGCGACGAGGTGGCCGGGATTGCCGTGATCGGCGGCGTGGTGAGCGTGGCCGTCAGTGGCACTGCCCCCGTGAATGCCAAGCTGGTCATGAAGAACGGTGAACTGGTGACGCCCTCTCCCGCAAGCCTGCTGAAGTACACCGTGACCGCCGGGACTGCCACCGGGACCACCGTTTCCGCCGACGGCATTGTGACCGCCGGGAGTACTCAGGGCACCGGGAGCATCGCCATCCAGTATCCCGCCGAGGGGGCGGCCAAGTACACCGCGCAGGCGGTTCTGGAAGTCACCGCCGAGTAAGGGACACACCAAAAACGCCTTATCCTAAGCGTTGGATAGGATGAGCCGAGCGGGGCTGACTGACGGGGAAACCCGGCGGTCGGCCCCGCTTTTTGATCCCCGGCGAACGGGAGGGCATGAGGATCTCATGCTTTGGCGTATGCCTGGGACCATTTTCGTGAGGTCACGAACATGATGGAAAGGAGCGGGGAAATGAGCGGAAGCGTGTCTGTCAGGGTCACAGGGCTGGACGAGGACATGGCGGCACTGGAACAGCGGTTTAAGGCGGCGCTGGCGGGGGCCATGCCCACGCTGCGGGAGGATCTGTCCCAATGCCTTTTCGAGCACGTGCAGGGCGACGTATACGAAAAATTCGACCCAAAGGAATATATCCGGCGGGGAGAATACGGCGGCTTGGCTGACATAGACGGCAACACGGAGTTTGCGGTGACAGAGGACAGCGTTGCCATGGACTACCAGCCAAGCGGCGAGAGCGAACAGGTGGAAAACCCGCTGAACGGAGACGCACTGATCGGGCGCATTGAGCATCTGAACCCGCCCTATGACTGGACCCGGAGGCCCCCGGCCAGACCGTTTTTTGAAAATTTTGTCACGGAGCTGGTAGAAGGCGGACGGGCGGAGGAAACGCTGGTACGGGCCATGAACCAACAGGACGCAGAATTACAGATCGAAGCCAACGGCTACACGGGCCGGGAGGGTGACGAAGGATATTGAAGTAAAGGCAGGGCGGTGAAGCATGGCACAAATTATCTTTAAGGGCGTACCCGATTTTACAGAGGTCCGGGCGGAGATCGCAAAGCTGAAGCAGGAGGTTGCGTCGGTTTCTTCCACAAAGGTGAATCTGAACGGCACGGCGCAGGGTCTGAACGGCGCGGCCAATGCCGCCGGGAAGCTGGCGGGGAACTTGCAGAAGGTCTCCACCACCTTTGACGCAAACGGGCAGGCCACGCGGCAGGTGCGGGATTTCTCCGCACGGCTGGGGGAGACCACCCGCGTGGTGGCGACGCTGAACAAGGAGACGGGGGATCTTGCTGTGACCCAGCAGACCGTGACCCGGAACTACCGACAGCAGGCCCAAGCGGCGGAGAAAGCCGCGGCCGCAGAACTGAAAGCCACCCGGCAGGCCAACGCCTATTTACAGCAGCAGACCAGAGCAGCGCAGAACACCCCTTATAATCCCACATCGATCCAGCGGCAGATCGAGGGCATGGTGGGCATCGGGAATGCCGCCAAGAGCGCTGCGGACAGTGCCAGTGTATTTGAAAGAGCGTTTTTGAACACCTCCGATAAGGTCCAGAAGGGCACGAAGGAGATGACTGAGAAAACCAACCTGTTAGGGGACAGTTTTACCAACGCCTACCTGAAAATGCTGCAATGGCAAGTGGTGGGCACCATCGTTTCCAAGACCATCGGGGCTTTCCGGGATGCCATTTCCACCATGAAAGCGGTGGACGATGAGATGGTGACGGTCCGCAAGGTGACGGGCTTTACGGCGGAGCAGATGGAGGAACTGCGGGATCGGGCCTATGAGACGGCATCGGCCTACGGCGAGGCGGCGGACGAATATCTGAACTCTGTGGCGGCGTTTGCCCGTGCCGGTTACGGCGAACAGGCGGACGCACTGGCGGAGCTGGCCACCAAGACAAAGCTGGTGGGCGACACCAACGCGGAAACGGCACAGCAATTCCTGTTGTCTGTGGACGCGGCGTATCAGTACAAGGGCAACATTGAAGCATTGACCAAGGTGCTGGACGGCGCCAACGAGATCGACAACAAGTACGCCACCAGCATTGAAAAGCTGGCGGAGGGCTTGGGGACCGTGGCTCCCGTGGCGGCACAGGCCCATGTGGGGATCGATGAACTGACGGCGGCCATCGGTACGATCACCGCCGTGACCCAGCGGAGCGGCAGCGAAGCGGCAAGAGCCTTCCGGGCCTTGGTGCTGAACATCGTGGGGGACACGAAAACCGAAATTGACGAAGGCGTGACGTGGACCACCGGGGAAATCGCCGGGTTGAAGGACGTGATCCGGGAGTACGCCCCGGCTGCGTATGAAGCGGCGAAGGCCACCGGCGAGGTCATTGACCCCATGGAGGCCATCGGGGGCCTTGCCCAGAGCATGAAGGACGGGCTGCTGACCGAGCAAAAGCTGATGGAGATGGTCAGCGACATCGGCGGCAAGCTGCGGACCTCTCAGCTGCTGGCCCTGATCCAGAACTGGGATATGTACCAGTCCATGCTGAAGGACTACGCCAACGCCGTAGGCAGCGCGGACAAGGAAATTGAAAACGCACTGGACAGCTGGACCCGCAAGACCAACATTCTGAAAAACGAATGGACGGAGTTCATCCAAAGCATGGTGAGCACCGAGACCGTTAAGGGCGGGCTGGACGTGCTGATCGGCACGGTGGAAGTCCTGAACACGAACCTTGGGCATTTTGTGGCGGTTTCCGGGACTGCGGTTTTGGGAATGCTGGCGCTGAAAGCGGCGGCTGTGGGGACCACGACGGCAATTACAAAGCTGCCTGCGGCGGGGGTCTCCATGAACCCGTGGCTGCTGGCAATCGCGGCGGCGGCAGGGGCGTTCAGCCTCGTGTGGAAGGCGACAGAGGACTACCGGAAAAGCCTTGACGCGCTGAACACGGAGATCGAGACCAACAACACCCAATTAGAGGAAAACAAGAAGCGGCTGGACGAAATCAGCGAAATCCCGTGGCATGACCTAACCCCGGAGCTGATTGAGGAAAAGAAGGCGCTGGAAGCGGAAAACGCCGAACTGGAACAGCAGATCAAGCACCTGACGGCAATCGCGGAAAAGAAGGCCCAGACCGTGGGCGGAGCCGGTGGGACCACCATCACGTCCATGGGCAGTGTGAAGGGCTACGATGAATTTGTGGGACGGTCCTTCAACTCCACGGAGGAAATGATTGCCCAGCTCCGGCTGGTGACGGGACAGGCCATCAACACAACGGCAGACCTGGAACGGCTGGGGATCACCTACGAAACACTGGCGGACAAGGCCAAGGCGTACACGGACCAGCTTCAGTCCGGGCGAAGCATCCAACAGGACCAGATCAACGATTTCTACGCCGTGAAAACAGCGGCGGAACAGCAGGTGGCGGCCTATGAGGAAGCCATCAAGGCCAACGGCAAGCTGACGGACGCCCAACAGGCGGACTATGACGTGCTGAAGGCATTTTTGGCACAGGTCAACAAGGCCACACAGCCCATGAGCGACTATGTGGCGGGGCTATTGAATGTACAGCGGCAGGCGGGGAAGTCCGGGGACCAGATTTACGATCTGGTGAAGCGGATGATCGTTCTGAACGAGAAAAAGCTGGACCTGAGTCAGCAGATCGGGGCGCTGCGGCAGCTGGCCACCGAGGCCGGGGCGGCAGCCTATTCCGTGGGCATGATCGGTGCCGCCAAGACGCAGGATGTAGAGCGGACCATCAAAGGCTTGTTGCAGACCGGAAAGGCCAAGACCTATGACGAAGCCCGTGCCATCGTTCTGAACCGGATCTACAAGTCCATGTTTACGGACACCGGGCGGGACAGCGGGACGGTGGATACCACCTCCACAGTGGATACGTCCTCCACCACATCGTCCACGGGAAAATCCACCAAGGATGCGGAACTGGAACGGCTGAAGGACATTGTATCCCTGCGGAAGTCGGAGCTTTCCCTCATGCAGGAGCGTGGGGACAGCACGGCGGACCAGATCGACAAGATGAGGCAGATCCAGGCGGCGCTCCACGCACAGGCGGAGTATATGCGGCGGATCGGGGCCAGTCAGGCGGACATCAACGCCCTGTCCACGGAGCACTGGAAGATCACCAAGCAGATTCAGGAACTGCAAAAAGATCTTTGGGACGAACTGGAAGATGCCGTTAACAAAAAGCTGGAAGAAGCGGCAGATGCCCGTGACAAACAGGTTGACGCCATCGACAAGCAGATCGCGGCGCTGAAGGATGCCAAGCAGGCCGAGGACGAAGCCCTGAAACTGGAACAGCTGAAGGCGGCGGTGCTGGAAAAGCAGAACGCCTTGCTGGAAGCCCAGAAGGAACGGACGGTGCGGGTATTCAACGCCGCCACCGGCCAGTGGGAGTGGGAAGCCAACGCCTCGTCCGTGAAGTCTGCGCAGGACGCCTATGAAAAGGCCAAGGAGGACTTGGCGGAGTACGAGCGGGAGTTGGCCCTTCAGCGGGAAATTGACGAACTGGAAGCCAAGAAAACCCTGATCGAAGAAACCTACAACACCCTGAAAGCCGAGTGGAAGCGGATCACGGACAGTTTGCAGGAACCCACCCGGACCATTGATGACATTCTCAGCGACATTGCCAGAAACGGCACACCCAAGATGCGGCAGCAGGTAGAGGAGGTCAACAACCTGCTGGGCAAGCTGAACCAGTATATCGCGGGCACGGTGAACGGCGGACAGCTCCCCGGGCAGCCGGGAGAGGTTCCCGGCGTGAACGGGGCGACCGGCGTGACCGGCGGCTACCACTTCGATTACACGAAGAATCCGGGCGGCGGCTGGACGCAGACGGAGATGAACGAAGGGTTCATTCCCGCCGGGTCCTCCGGCTGGAAGCTGGCGGACGGCAGCGACGCCAACCTGAACTTTAAGGACACAACGTTTTACGGGAAAGGAACGAAGGGAAAGTACACCGGCCCGGATACCAGCCGGGATGAAAAACTGGCGGGTAAAACGGTTGAGAAAAACGGCTATGTGATCACCTATGACGAACTTGGCTATGTGGTTTCCGCGACCAATGTCCATAAAGGAGCGGCCCGCGATGACCTGTCGGGAATTTACACCAAGGTAGATGCAAATGGAAATGAAATGCACTACGTTGGCTATGACAAGAACGTGGATTACAACCTTGCCATCAAGCAGGCCAAGGAAGCCGGAGCCGGACCGGGAGTAATCAAGCAGTTAGAGACGGAGCGGCAGAACAAGATCAACGCCATGTACGGCGGGGTAGACCCGAATAAGGGCGGCAAACCATCCGGCGGCAGTTCTTCCGGAAGCAGTTCTTCCGGCGGCGGTTCTTCTTCCTCCAAAAACAATTCCTCCGGTTCTTCCGGCAAGGGCTATGACAGCAACGTGGACTACTCTCTGGCCATCAAGAACGCAGAGAAGAATGGAGCCAGTCAGGCTACCATCGACAAGCTGAAATCGGAACGGCAGAACAAGATCAACGATAAGTACGGCGGCAAGGACCCGTACAAGAAGTACGATTCCGGCGGCATCCTGCGTGGGCTGGGCGGCATCAAGGCCACCAGTCAGGACGAGATCGTGATTCCCCCGCTGCTGGCGGAAAAGATGCTGGAACCCAGCGCGGACAGCACCTTCCAGAAGCGGATGAGCGAACTTGGGTGGCTGTACGGCGCGGCGGAGCGGGGCGGCACCATGCCGGGAAAGACGGTAATGAGCCGGACCAGCTATGACCACTACGGAGACAGTTACAGCGTAAACGGCGTTCAGATCGGGGCGGAGGCGGCCAACCGCCTGACCGTTGCGCAGGTCATGCAGGCATTGAACCACGGGGCCGGGAATTTGGGCCTCTACAAGAATTAAGGGAGGCGGGCGCATGGCATTATTCCAACCAACGAATATTTATCCCTCGTCCCTTGGGGAACTGGGAAACGGCACGGTGGACATTACAAAGCCGCTGGCGGTGAGCTGGCAGGTGAACGGCAACTCCGCTATGCTCGCGTTTTCCCTGACGATCTGCAAAAACGATGCGGCGTCCACGCAGGTATATTCCACCGGGAAACTGACGGCGGGGTGCCCCTTCTACGGGACGGACTACGCGGGAAACACCATGCTATTCACCTACACCATACCGGCCAGCGCACTGAGCGGGGCCGGGATGGTAAACGGACAGCAGTACAAGCTCATTATCAAGCAATGGTGGGGGGAGACGGATGCGGAAAGCGTGACCCAAAGGAGCGCATCGGTCTTTCTCACCCGGACGGCCCCGGTTCTGACCGTGGCCGCCATCCCCTCGCCCCTGACGGTGCGGAAGTACGCATTTACGGCGGCCTATTCTCAGGCGCAGGGTGACACGCTGAACTGGGTGCGGTGGACGCTGCGGGCAGGGAACAGCGAAGAGGTCCTCTATGACAGCGGGCGCATTTACGGCACGGCGGAACTGCGGATGGAGTATGACGGCCTGTTTTCCGACACGGATTACGCCGTCCGCTGTCAGGTGCAGACGGAAAACGGCGTTCAGGCGGACACAGGCTGGGTGAGCTTCCGGGTGGCCTACGATACCACGGAAGTCTCCGGCGCGGTGGTAGCGTGTCCCAACTGCAAGAAATCCGGTATCCGGGTAAGCTGGCCGGGGCTGTACTCCATCCCCGGAAATGCCGCGGGCAGTACGTCGATTTCCGGGGGAAAGCTGAGCATCGGAAGCGGCGGCAGCGTCACATGGAACGAGGTGACGGGTCAGCCCATGAGCTACCCGCAGCCGTGGAGTCTTGTGTGGAGCGGAACGGTGGACGTGACGCGGGACAACCCCATTGTGACCATCGGCATGGGAGATACCTCAGCGGTGCTTTCACTGGGCAAGAGCGGCGGCAAACTGACGGTGGGGGGCAGCACGGTTTGGAGTCAGGCCCTTCCGTGGCTGCGAGAGACAGACCGATTTACAGTGGTCATTTCAAACGGGCGGGTGTATCTGCGGCAGATCACGCTGGTGGGCGGCATTTATCCCCTGACCACCCTGTTCCCGTCCGTCACTTTGTTCCCCATTCAGGAACACGAGGAATTGCGAGTCTTTACCGGAACGGCAGACCTGACGGGCAGAACGATCACATCGCTGACGCTGGGCGGCGTGCAGACCTGTGATTATCTGTGGGTAGACGGGGAAATCCTTTCTGACGGCGTGCTCGGCGAGATACTGAGCTTTCAAGGGTGGACACCGGGGGCGTTTTCCGGAAACACGCTGTTTCAGACGGATTTTGCCGGCGGCGGCTTACAGGCGGGCAACCTGACCTTTGCCGGGACGCTGACGGGCTTTGCTATTTACCGCTACCACGAGGGAGACGCCACACTGGAACCGGTGGCGCAGACGCCCCTTTCGGAGCGGGCCATCTGGGACTGCAAGGCGGTGTCTCAGGATACCTACCGCTACTATATGTTCGGCCTCGGAAAAAACACGAACGGCGCGGACGTGATCGTAACCAACGCCCTGATCTCCGACGCGGTGACGCCCATCTTCTGGGACTGGACGGTTCTGCAATGCACCAAGGACGCAGAAGGCGCCTATCACCCAGCGGCCATCTTCCGGTTTGCGCTGAACGTGGCCAGCGGCGGGATCAGCAACAACAACACCCCCGGCGTGCTGAGCAACTTCACCCGGTATCCCACGGTGCAGAGTTCCCCAAGCGATTACCGCTCCGGGACGCTCTCAGCGGCCATAGGACACGTTTTGCCCAGTGGGGAGTATACGGACACCAACAAGGTGCGGGACGCCGTGTACGCCCTCTCAACCACGCAAGACACCCTGTTTCTGAAAGACCGGCGGGGAGACCTGTGGCAGATCCGGACGGGCGGGGCCATTTCCATGAGCACCATGGACGGCAGCCGACAGCAGGTGCAGACGGTGACGCTTCCGTGGGTGGAGATCGGTTCCGCGGATGGGGCGCGTATCCTGCTCACATCCAGCGACGCTTTGTTTGCATAAAAGGGAGGCGATGCAGAGATGACCCAAGCGGAACGGATGAACGATTACCGCAAGATGCTGCGCCGGCCTTTTACCAAACTGTGCCGCCTGCGGTTTTTACAGCCGGACGGCTCCACGGCCTTCGCACTGGACAACAACCCCACGGGACGCTTCCCCGGGGCGTTTATCGCGGACGGGAGCCTGTCCGTGAATCTGAACAACGGCCAGCGGCGGACGGCTTCGGTGACGCTGGCGAATCTGGACGGCACGTTCGATTACAACATCAACCGGGTGTGGTTCGGGAACCGGATCGCACTGGATGAGGGCCTTGTGCTCAGCGACGGCACGGATTTTTACATCCAGCAGGGAGTCTTTCTGGTGAAGGACCCTGTGGAGACTCTGGAACCGGCCAAACGGACGGCCCAATACGATCTGGTGGACAAATGGTCGGACTTGGACGGAACGCTTTTCGGCTATCTGGAAGGGACCTATGAAGTGAAAGCGGGAACCAATGTCTTTGACCCCATTGCAGCCCTTTTAAAGCTGGACCGGGGAAACGGGGAACCGGTGGACAACGTGCCGCCGGTATTCACGGAATATTATAACGGCAAGACGCAGACCTTGCCCGACGGCTCTACGGCCAAGCTGACGGACGCACCCTACACCCTGCGGGTGGACAGCGACAACGGAAGCTATGCGGACGTGTGTCTCGGCCTTGCGGAAATGCTGGCGGCGTGGATCGGGTACGATGCCTCCGGCGCACTGCGGATCGATCCCTCTCAGGATGACATTTTGGACAGCGACAAGCCGCTGGCGTGGCAGTTCTCCCAAAGCGAGGCGGAGCTGCTGGGGACGGAGTACACAGAGAAGAACACGGAAGTGTACAACGATTTCATCGTAGTGGGAGAGGCCGTGAACAACAGCCCACAGGTGGCGGCGCGGGCACAGAATCTGGACCCGGCCAGCAGCACGAATGTAAGTCGGATTGGACGCAAAACCGTGCGCTACCGGGCGGCTGGCTATTCCACGAAAAGACAGTGCGAGGACTTGGCTGTGTGGAAACTGAAACGGTCCGCGGCACTGCAAAAGTCCGTCTCGGTTTCGTGCAGTCAGATCATGCACCTAAATGAAAATGAACTCATTTCCATCGTGCGAAGCGACAAGCCGGGGTCTCCGGTGGAGCGGCATTTAGTGCAGGGGTTCACGAGGCCCCTGACATGGAGCGGCCCCATGCAGATTTCCGCCGTGTCGGTACAGGATTTCCCCACGGCCACCGTGACGGGGTGGCCCACCTGAACAGTGAAGCAGCCCAAAAGGGCACCGGATCAAAAGGAGGAACTTTTATGAAGAAGATTTGTTGCGGAAAAACGGCCGATAGTTTGGAGGTGGCGTAATGGCTTACGAAAAAACCGTGTGGGTCAACGGTCAGGCCCCGGCGCTGGATGCAGAGCATCTGAATAAAATGGAACAAGGGATTGCGGATGCGGTCAGCGTCACGCCGCAAAATCTTAGTAACGTGCAGCAACAGCAGGCGAGGGAAAATATTTTTGCTGCGCCAGCGGATAAGTTTCCGTATTTTTCCGTTAACACGGGGACTACTATGGAAAAAACATTCGAGATGCCAAGCTCTTGGAGGACATATCTTGTTATCTCAACTTATTACGAGAAGCTTGGTATATGGATGGTTTTGCCAAGTGGGAGCGTAGTTATTCCAATTGTTGACAATTCTGCTGTCACGGTAACTTGTGAACCCGGTAAAATTCATACAAAGGGCGCTCAGAATGTCACAATAATTTATCTTGGCAATTCTTGAACTTGCTTAACTTAGTTGACGGTTTAGCTTCGGCGAATGGAAAATGGAAGTGGCTGATTCGATGAACTTTTGCGTATGCTGCGGAGCGATCATCCCCGAAGTCCGTCAGGTGTGCCCAATTTGTGAGCGCCGCTGGCCGGAATTTTAAAAGGCCGGAGGATTTTTCCTCCGGCCTTTTCTTCAAAACGCAGGCCATTTCCTTTCGCAGATCGGGCAGACCTGTAAGCCCTCCGGGATGATAGCCCCACAGCAGACGCAGATGTTTTCCATAAAGGTGCCCCTTTAATCTGCCAACTTGGTGTATTTCACCGTAATACAGGCATCTGTATATCCGGCAAGATCTTCAGCAAATGTGACGATTTGAGCTGCTCCCGCCCCTGTCGCGTCAATAAGAACTACGGTATTCCAGTTCGGACCAGACCCTGCGTGGCAAGGCAAGGACAGGTTCACTCCTGAGTCGGTAGTGCATTGCCCAGTTACGGACACGATTTTATCGACAACGTTATTCGACTGGAAACTGGCCTGCTTTACGGCATTGCCCGGAAGATTCCCCATGTTTATGGTTTTCACATACACCAGCTTGCCGAGATAGCGCTCCGTGGTGCGGTATTCAGTGCCGAGGAGCATCGGCGGGTTTACCCATTCCCAAGGGTTCCAGACATTCGAAGAAACACCTATACGCTGAATAACACACTGGTCGCCGGCATTCACATTATTAGAGGCTTTTGGGAAATAGATTGTCTGCGCTACGCTACTAATGGCATCGCCGTTATCTACTCGCATTACTCCTACATGATATTTTGCTTCATCTGGCAATCCAGCCGGTTGTTTGGTCGGGGTCCAATTCCAAGTATACCAGCCCGATACTCTGATATTATCAACGTTATCGGCTTCGGTAAGCATTTTGGCTGCACCCCCCAGCCCAAACCCGCCGGGAGCAGAGTTGGCGATGCCCTGCTCGATCTTGTTGAGGTGCTCTGCATCAATCGGAGGAAATTCTCCGTTCTTCCAAACCGTCGGTGTGTATGCCATATCAGCCACGCTCCTTCCCGGCCAAACTATCGGCCGATAAACGGCAACGGCGGGGACAGGGAGGGGCGCAGGAGGGTGAGGACGGGTCAGGGGATATACGGTGATAGGGAAGCATCAGAAGGCATCTGAGGGCGTTTCCGGGCGAAATAGAGGGGGTTATTCCGCAACGACGGAAATGAAATCGGTGGCGTTGCGGGAAAAGGGGCGTTTGATGTCCCGTGCGTCGCAGAAGCGCTTCATGGTGGAGCGGTCCACATGGAACAGGCGGGCCAGCTCCGCATAGGAATTGTCCTGCTCGATCAGGACGCGGATGGTGGATTCATAGTCGGACAGTTTCGTGTGCTTGCCCAAGGCGCCCTTGGGACGGCCAAGGGTGACACCCTGACTGCGGCGGAGATCCAGCGCTTCCCGCGTCCGCTGGGAGATCATCTGACGCTCGATCTCTGCGGCAAGGGCAAAGGCGAAGGCGAGGACCTTGGATTGGAGATCGTCACTGAGGTCAAAGCCATCCTTGATGGTGTGGACGCTGACGCACTTGCTCATACAGAGGGAGAGGATGGACATGACCATAAACAGGCTGCGGCCCAAGCGGGAAATCTCGGAACAGAGGATGGTGTCTCCCGGCTGGACATGGCGGAGCAGCTGGCCCAGCTTGCGCTTGTCCGGGGCCTTGGTGCCGGAGATGGTTTCCTCGATCCAGCCGTCTATGTGAAGCCCGTTCACTTCACAGTAATTGAGGATGATATGGCGCTGATTTTCCAAGGTCTGCTTGTCGGTGGAGACGCGGATATAGCCGTAAATCATAATGAATTGTCCTTTCTTTCGTAAAACGCACGATAAAAACACACGCCCATGCGATTGGAACGCACGGACGTGTGTTTTGGTTTCAGGGTAAATGTTGAGGGATCAGGCGGAAAAGGAGGCAAGTTTGTCGGCGCTGCGCTTGGCTTGCAAGTCCCGTTCGGCAAAGACCTTCTTGGCGCTTTTCCGCCCGGAACGGTCCATGAGCCGCCCGGAATAACGCTGGGTGGTGATGGGACTGGCATGGCCCAATTTGGATTGCAGTTCATTTTCAGGCATACCAGAATTGAGGTCCAGACGGGAGCCGACGTGGCGGAGGTCGTGGCTGCGGATGTCCGGAACGCCGGTGACAGAGCGGACGTGACGCTCCACCAGCTCCGAAAGCCACTGTTTTGTGCCGGCCTTCCATTCGCCGGAACGGAGGGTGCCGAACAGGGGGGCGGTATCCGGGAGATCGTCCGGGCGGATGCCGCTGGCGAGGTAATGGCGGAGGGCGATCACGGCGATGTCGGGCAGGTCCACCACCCGGAATTTATCGCCCTTGCCGTGTTCCACGCGGAGGGCAGCGTCCTCCAAGTCGATGTCCACCGGAGTCAAGGCCCGCAGTTCGGCGTTGCGCAGTTCGGTGGTCAGCAGCAGGATCACGATGGCGTAATTCCGGGGCCAGTTCTCCGGGTGGGTGGTGCGGACGGGGGAATCCCTCCATAGCTTGCAGACCTGCTCATCGGTGAGAAGCACGTCATAGGGGCGCTTTCCCAATTTGCGGAGGGAAGGCATCAGGTAGAGGGAAACAGGGTTTTGCTCATAAAAGCGATCCTCGCCCAGTTCGGGGGAGCTGGCGTAGGTGAAGAAGGAGCGGAGGACCACCAGATGATACCGGACGGAGACAGGGGAGAGGCCCCGGTCAAAGAGGTGATCCCGGTAGGCTTGCATGGTGGTGAAGGTGGGCTCCTCGGTGGAAAGGCCGCTTTCCACGAGGAAGGAATAGAAGCTGTTTGTGACGGCGGCGTAGGCGGTGACGGTGCGCTCCGCCGCGCCGCTGGCCTGCACGTTGCGGAGCCATGAGTCTAAGGCCGACATGACCCGGCGCTCCTGCGCAGAGGTTCTTCCCATAAAATCAGTCCTTTCCGGTTAAACAGGCGGGTATCAGGGGGTAGGGGTCAGGCGGCGGAGCTTTTCCACAGCGCTGACGATCAGAGGGACGGCGCCCAGCACATCATCCTCTGTGACGGTATAGGGGAGGGTGAAACGGACGGCGGAGCGGGCGCGGTTGGCGGGGTAGCCCATGGCCCGGAGGACATAGCTGCCGTCAGCCTCCCCGCTGGTACAGGCGGAGCCGGAGGAAGCGTACACGCCCTCCGCAGACAGGGCCATGACAAGGGCCTGAGATTCCACGCCAAGGAAGGAGAGGTTGGCGTTGCCGGGGAGCCGGAGGAGCACGTCACCGGGGGTATAGGGGCCGTTGACATAGGTATCCGGGACGAACCTAAACAGATTGGTAATGAGAAGATCCCGGCAGAGGGCAATCTGCTTCATTCCGATGAGCATTTTGTTTGTCCGCTCATGGAGGGCCGCTGCCATAGCGCAGGCGAGGGCCACGCTTTCGGTGCCGCCGCGCTTGCCCCATTCCTGACCTCCGCCACGGATCATGGAAAGCAGGGGCGTGTCTTTCTTGACGATCAGACAGCCGATGCCGGAGATGCCGCCGAACTTGTGCGCGCCGAAAGCCAGATAGTCCACGCCAAGGGCCTTGAAGTCCACGGGGATCTGGCCCACAGCCGCGGTCGCGTCACAGGCGAACAAAGCGTTGTGGGCGTTACGCCGCATAGAGAGGATGTCGTAAATCTCGCCGGTCTCATTGTTGGCCATCATGTGGGTGAAGCCGGTGCGGTCCGTGCGGTGGGGATGATCCACGGGGGGATATTCCAGCACGGCGTGGTGCTCGTAATGGCGGGGGAAGGTCAGCTTGCCGGTGTAGGCGCTCAGACTTTTCATCATCCAGTTGCAGGCTTCCGTTGCTCCGCTGGTGAAGTAGACTTCCTCCGGGAGACAGTTCAGGTCCTGGGCGATGGAGGCGCGGGCTTCCTCCAAGGCGATCTTTGCGGCAACGCCGCAGGCGTGAAGGGCGCTGGGGTTGCCGAGGGGCAGGGCGCGGGTGAACGCCTTGACTGCGGCAGGGGAAGGCGGTTCGTGGGCCGCCGCGTCAAAATAGTAACTCTTGAGCATTGGGGATTCCTCCTTGATCTTTCCAGTATTCTATCTTTATTGTACCAGCCGCTGACAAGGGGCTTTTTGACAGAATACTTGACTTTTCACAAGGTCCGCGCCATAATGAATTTGGCGAGTCCCTGCGGATATTTGCCGTTTTCCTCATGCTGTCCGTCCGGCAAGATAGAGCAGCATGGGGAATTTTTATATCGGTTTGGCGGTCGCCAGAAGGGTGATCCCGCGCTCAATGGCTTCCGTTTTCGTGACGTTCTGCTCCCGGCAGTAGGCTTCTAAAATCTGCTGGCTGCGGTCATTGATGCGGATGCTGATTTTGTGAGGGCGGGGGTTGTCTGTGGGACGGCCCAGCTTTGCGGCAGACATGGGGATGATCACCTCCTATTTTGTCTGGCATAAGTATCATAACATTTTGTCTGGCAAAAGTCAAGGGCAGCTGCAAAGAAAAGGCCGCCCGGAAGGGCGGTCTTTTTCAATCGTTATCCGATAATGGCGTTCCCGTTTTTAAAGCCTTTTTCGGTGGCGGTATAGGTGACAACAAAATCACTGCGGATCATGGCTCCATAGGAGTTTTCCGCATCCACCCAGCCTGTGACCATATACTCACCGTTTCCCAAATGGGTCACGGTGGCATCCGATAGCTTGCAGAATTTTGCGGTGGACGGCGCTTTCAGATAGTCCTCTACGATCAGCGTCGCGCAGTAAAATGCGTCCTCATCGGAATGGCGGGCGGTATTTATAGTTGAGGAACTGCCGGAGGACGAGGATGAGGACGAGGATGAGGACGAGGACGGGGTGTGTTTTGAGGAATGTCCGCTGGTCTGCGTGGTTGGGGTGGTGGGGCTTTTTGCGGGGACCGGTTGATTTGCGGAAGTCACCATTACGCCAATGATGCAGAGAACAACCAGGCACATTGCAAAAATAAACCCTTGCTGAACCTTTTTATCATGCGCTGCTTGCGGCTCCGGGTCCACTGCGGTGGCCGATACTTTCGGGTCTGGGACCGGGCGCTGCGCCGGTTCCTGCACGGGCGGGTTTTCCGGTGCTTTTGCGGTTTCGCTGAGAATGACAGATACGGGGCAGCCGCAATGAGGGCAGCGGTCCGCCTTGTCGCTGACCATGTTGCCACATTCGGTGCATTTTATCAGTGCCATATCAAAAACCTCCCAAATTTCTGATGGTTTGACCATATCGCATTTTGCAGGAGAAGTCAAGCGCCTGTGAAAAAGCCGCCCACCACGGGCGGCTTTGCTTTTTAACTTGCTTACAACTTGCTTAAATCTTGCTTAGATTTTGCAAAGTGTTTGCTAACTGTTTGCTTATAGACCCTCTCCGTGCCAGTATGCCGCATTTTCTTCCTCTGTCGGGAAGTCAGGAGAGAGTCCCCGCTTGCGGCGGTTCCGCATCCATCCGCTGTAAATCTTCATATCGCGCTCGTCGATGCTGTATCCGATCCCTCGCTCGGAGCGGTTGTGAACCAGCAGCGGGCGTTGATAGTTTGGGTTCCTCGCGCGCAGAACCTCATATTCGCCAACAGGATCTTCGAGTTTCCAACCGCTTTGCACCAGATACATTTTCAGGTCGGACAGCATCCCGTGTCTGACCGTTAATCTGTTTTTCATCGGTTCCTCCGTTTAAAGGTTCTGAAAGGTGGCGTCGAACATCACAACGCCGTTGGAGAGGTCGGAGTAGGGGATGCCCACCCAGACGGACTGTCCGGCAGTGAGACCGGAGAGGGACGTGGCGTAGGGCAGATTTAGAACGGCTTCGTCAAAGGGAAACTGGACGGCCACGGTGCCGCCGCTGGGGGCGGTTTTTACGGTGGCTTTTTCCAGACGGAGACAGGAGCGGGTAGCATCCGCCACTTTGGGTCGAAAGTAGTTATTCCAGAAGTTATCGGCCAGTGCTTTCATGTCGGCGTTTTGATTACTCATGCAGTGTACCTCGTTATTCCGTGCCGGTGAGACGGGCCTCCACCAGCTCCATGCCCCGGCTTTCCAGATAGGAGATCAGGAGCAATCGGGCGGCTTCCTCGCTTTCAGCGTCCACGGTATGATCGAACATTCGCAGCTCTCCCGCCTTGGTCTCGGCGGTGACGCTGAAGGAGAAGTCCCGGCGGGTGACATTGGTTTTCAGGTTCATGTGGGTTCCTCCGTGATCCAGATTTCAGAGACGGTAAAGGTAAAGCAGATGCCCCGGTCGGTCTTGTCCGTCTGCACGGTGTCGCACTGGCAGAACAGGAAGGACAGCGCCTGCCGGATGGTGGAATTAAGGACCACAAGGGGAGTGGGAAATTCCAGCGCAACGGAGGCGTTCTCCCGGTTCTCGTGGGGCGGCTGGTCCAGCAAGCGGACCTTGGGAACCAGGCGGTCGATCTTCCCGGCGGCTTCCCGCACGGCGTTGTATCGGTTCATGGCAGAGGGATTCATGATCTTCATCGTAAAAATCTCCTTTAGGTGTGTAATTCCTTTTTTACGAAAAAATTATAGGCGCTTTTGCATGGAATGTCGAGTTAAAAAAGGGAGGAACTTTTTCCAAAACGGAAACCGTTCCCCCCTTTTTCGGTATGAGTATGGTCTTGATTAAAATTCTTGCGCTGACGGCCCCACAAGCGGCCTGAGAGATAAGAGAGAGGCGAGGTGCTAAAAACTACCCCACGAAACTCAAGGGGCGCTTACAGGGCTTCTGTGGGCGATTTACGCAATGGGGGTATCAGCCGTTCAGGGCGTCCTTCAGGGGCTTTGCAGGGCGGAACACCGCAACCGTCTTGGCGGGAAATTCCTTTTCCTCGCCGGTGCGGGGGTCTTTCCCCACCCGTGCTTCCCGGTGCTTCACGGCGAATTTGCCGAAGCCGGGGACTTTGACCTCGCTGCCGTTGAGCAGGGATTCCTCAATGACGGTGAACAGAGCGTCGGCCAGCAGTGCGGTGTCATGCTTGGTGTGGCCGGTGCGCTCCGCAACGGCGGCGATCAATTCAGTCTTGTTCATGGGACATCCTCCTTTCCTAAAATTTCAATGGCAGGGATGGCTGGATTCGGACCAGCGCGTGAGGGAGTCAAAGTCCCTTGCCTTACCGCTTGGCTACACCCCTATGTTTGTCTGTCTTTCCAGACTGTCAAATCCTATCCGTGTGCCGCTTTAGCCAGAGGATCATAGGCGCAATTACATCATCGACACTTGAGGGGCTTACTTCAGGACTTCGCATCACCCATCCGACTATCCCGCTAAAACGCTGTTCACTTGCGGTGTCCACGGAAAATTGGTGCAGACGGCTGGACTTGAACCAGCGCATACCTCCTGGCGCGGTGCTCTGCCGACTGAGCTACGTCTGCATATAGGTGCCGGTCTTTCCCGGCTGTCAGGTTGCTCAAGTGTCTCTGAGAAAACCATCCCGATAGCGGCTGTATCAACCCGCCGACTCCACTGCCAGATATGGAGGTTTCATGCCCACTACGGTTTATAGAGTAACCACCTCTTATGTGGGAGGGCATGGTGCAGATGGCCGGAGAGGTCCCCGGCTACCGGGTGGAAAGGACAAAAAGCACCGGTTGGACATCTGCATAGACCCGCCTTGTTTGCGCCATGACGGGTGATGTGGCGGCCCGTCTTTCCGGGCTGTCATACACATTCAGGAGGCTTTGCGATCCATGCAGGGCGCTGCCTTGCGCCCTTGGAGCGGATAATGGGAATCGAACCCACCTTCGCGGCTTGGGAAGCCGCCGTTCTGCCGATGAACTATATCCGCGTATGCCCTGCCGGGGTTGCACCGGGGCACCGCTCCGAGAACGGCGAGCGTGTACTTACGGGCCACGCTTGGAAGGTAGGAGATAACTACGTGCGGCATCCGCTCCGCTGGTGAGCGAAACCGGAGTTGAACCGGGAGACAGGCCGAAATGGAAAAGCCTGCTCACGCGGGAGATTAGGCCGCGTTCGTGTTGCACGATTTTCGCCCATGCTGTTTGGAGTTTGGCGGCTGTCGTTTGGTAGGCCGGCAGCCGCCGTGCGTGAGGTAAGATAGAAAGATGGAAAGCAAGGGCGGCGTCTAACTCGCCCTTGATTTTATTATACGATACCCCTCCAAGGGGGTTTTTGACATTCAGGATTCCGTATTTAGATATATGGACAACCGACCGTTTCTGTGCTTTGCTGGTTTCGATACACAAGGACAACACGTTCCAGGCTGGCTTCCGCCCCGGCATCAAATCCGCCGGGAATATTCAGACACCAGACCTGCAGATAGCGAGTGTGGAAATCCATTGTAATCGTATCGTCCGCGTCGATTTCTTTCCACTGGACACCGCCTTCCCAAAACATGATCGCCGCATCGAACGGAGCGCCGTTATCCAGCGCTTTTTGAACAGCCGGGAACAGGCTGAGAATGTCACCGGCGCAGCTTTCCGTGAGTTTTGTGGTGATCCGCAGCAGCTTGTCATAAATGGCGTTCATGTTCGGCCCGTCGGAACGCACCGTCAGACGGTCAAACTCGGAATAGGTTTCAATCAAGTATTTATACTTCACTGGGATTCATCCTCCTGTAAAAATCAAATGTTGTTGGGGATAGGAGCTTTAGGATTCCGGGGCTAAGGCAAAGCAAAGGTTACAAAAACAATCCAGCGGCGCTTCGGTGATTGGAATAAAAACCCGTTCCACGGTGCGGTGAGAATAAGAATCTGGAATCGCGCAAAACGGGCCGATCCAAGCCATTTTTAAGTATTGTTCACCGGCGTGTTCGCATATATATACCTGCTGCTTCGGGGGAACGAGGTTCGCGAGGATAAAAGATTGCAGACTGAACTTTTCAGACTTGGCGCTTGCGGCGACTTCTTCCATGTGCTTCAGCTCCATCGAAAGCCGTTCGCTTTTGTCGAAGAGATGCCTGAGCCATTCTGACGCCTCCGTGCAGACGATAGACTCACGGGAATCATGCGACTCTTCGGCAAGCGAAACAAGATCGTCAATCAATGCGTTGTACTTCATGGCTTTATACTCCAAGTGTTTCTCCTTTCTGCGCCGCTGTTCAGGCGGCGGCTTTGGCGGGCTTGCGGACGGGGCAGAGGATGCCCTCGCCGTCGGCGGACCGGAAATAGATGGGGGTGATATAGGGCTTCTGTTCAGAGGTGAACGCTTCGCCGTCCGGGAACAGCTGAAGGAAGTCGATCAGATAGTTGGCATCGACGCTGGGGAGACCGGGGCCGAAATCATAACTGGCTTTGAAGGTCTCGCCCTTGCGGCGGCGTTTAGCGGCCCATTCCGCGCGGTCCGTTTTGATTTGCGCCCGAACCTCCGCCACAGTGGGAAGGGTGAGGCGCAGGGTGTTCTTGCGGATGGGGGCGATGACCTGCGCCAGGTTAAACCGGGAACCGTCGGCGGTGAGTTCCGGCGCGGCGGTCAGGGACACGGGGCTGTTCAGGCGAAAGCCACGATACCCGTCGCAGACGCACTGCTTGCCTTCCTCGTCGATCCAGAAGCCCTGCGAAGCGGGTCGGTGGCTGTTCGTGCGCACGGCAGCGTCGCAGATGCGGCGGGCAGCGGTAAAGGCGGAGCGGTTCCCGGACTTGGCGGCAGCTTCCTCCACCAACGTGCGGCGGAGATCCTGTTCTAAGAAATACAGCTGGGGGATGGGGCCGACGGCTTTTTTCCATTCGTAGGGGTTCTTGCTGACGGCGTTATAAATAGCGGCTTCATCCTCGTCCAGCGCGTGGACGATCTGCAAAACGCGGGTGAGGGTCTGTTCAGTGTTCAACATGGGTTGTACCTCCTATTTCAGGTTGGACTTTTTTGCTCAGTCTGAGAATGGCATAATCGGATCTGCGGAAATTGCAAAAGTTTTCAGGGTCAGCGACTGTTTCGGGGAAAAGGTCGCACAGCAGTGCACACTCGATCAGCTGATCGGCATACGGATTTTCGCCATACCAATATCCACGGTCAAGCAAGCCTCCGGTTATTTGGCAGTTGACTGCGGCCTTCTTGACTTCGGCGATTTTTTCAGAATAAGTCATTTCTGCGTGGGCTTCCTTCTGCGCATTTATCGCGGCGGCCATGACCTCGCGGGCTACGTCTGCGTAGCACTCGCGGTAAAGGTCAACGCCGTATTTGTTGCGGATGGCATCGAGCTTGTTCACGTCAAAAAGCTCGGTGAACGGTTCGTACTTGTGCGGGGCGGGGAGGCGCGCGGCGATAATCTCGTTTCTACACTCCCAATATCCGGCGGTTTTCATGGTTGCGCTCCTTTCTGTGCGGCTGCTTAGGCGTATAGGATCTTCGAGGTGCCGGGGACGCGGCACTGGATCGAACAATCCGGGGCGTTCTTTTTGTTAAGGTCGATCCATGACTTAACGGCTGGGAGAAGATCGTCATTGTAGACGGGCGCATAAACGAGGCGATTAAACAGTTCGCCGGTGTTCAGGCTCATGGGCTTATGCTGTTTGTCTCTGGGGCCTTTGAAGTAAACCATAAACATGGGGTTGTCCTTTCATGCCCTCGTGACCTCCGGGGCTGGGCTGTTCAGTTCTTAATTTCATTGTAGCAGGGTGGTCCAAGGGGGTTTTTGCCGCTGTTCAGGCAAGGCGGAGAACCTGACGGGCGGCGCGTTCGGCGTTGTCGGTGAGCTGGCGCTGCCATGCCTGATTTTTGGGAGACCAGCGGAATCCGTTTTGCTTGAGGGCGGCGCGGGTGTCGGCGTCGGGGATGGCGTCAAAAAGGATTTGGAGTCTGTTCAGGTCGATATTGCGGACGATCTGTCCACCGTCAAAGGCGGTGCCGGTCTGAGGTTCGGCGGCCTGCTGTTCTCTGCGGTCAAGCTCTGCGAGGCGCTGTTCTGTCCGCTCGATCTTGCCCCGGATGCTGGCCAGTTCGTAAGCGGGGAAGGGGGAGCCGTACTGGGAGATGGGGGAGCCGTCACCGGAGGCGAACACACCGGGGCGGGTCAGCCATGCGCGGTTTTTCTCGCTGAGACCGGGGCAGCCTTCCAGCGTTTTGTGCTTGCGGTAATAGGCGTTAGCGGTTTTGGCGTCCTCCAACATCTGGCGTTGGCTGTTCAGGCGCTCGGTGAGCATTTCGCGGGCGTGGGGGTCGGCAAGGTCTACCGGGCCGGTGCCGACGCTGCGGATCTTGTCCAGAATCGCCTCAATCTGCCGGTATTCCTCCCACAGGGAGTCCTCGCGGGACATTTGGCGGTTGTGCTTGCGCATATTGAAGTTGCCCGCCCCGGCGATAAACTGGCTGGGATAGCTGGACTGGTTGCGGTTGTAATCGTTCGTCCACTGTGCAAGGCGGCGGGCGTAGCTGTTCAGCAGGGCGTCCAGTTTGTCATGGTAAAAAGCGCTGACGCGGGCCTTCTGCTGTTCTACCATCTGGGCGGCTTTGTTCACGGAATTTCGATAACTGGCCGTGGCGCTGCCGGGTTTGTAGTCGCCCATGTGGACGCAATAGGGGGCGTTCCGGGCGGTTTCCTCGTCGATGGAACCATAAGGCGGGACCGTTTCGGGCCGATTTTCCGGGGTGGGCTGTTCTGCCTGTTCTGCCTGTTCTGCGGTGGTGGCCTCCGGCTGTTCTGCGGGCGCTTCTGCGCCTGTGCCGGTGGCGGGGGTCTGCTGTTCGGGCTGTTCGGTGGTGGCTGCGCTGGGCTGTGCGGTGGCGGCGGTGTTCCGGGTGAAATCCACCGTTACCACCTTCCCGCCCGTGGGCGGGGTGGGGGTGGTGGGGTTGATCTCGGCGGTCAGCAGGTCGGCGAGGGCAAGGATCGCGGCGGCGTCGGCTTCGTCCTGTTCGGTGGGCTGGCTGTTCCAGAGGTGGCCCATACTGCGGAGGTTTTCGCCAAATCTGCGGATATGGGAGACCAGGCCGCCGGCGTCGCATCCCAAATCATAGCGCCCGGTGTAGGTGGAGGGCTGGCCGTTCTCGTCGGTGTAGTGGATCACGAAATCCGTTTTATCATAGGCGGATTCCGGATCGGCGTACACCTCGGCGTCATAATGCCGGATGATGATTTCAGCGGCGGCAACACTCAGGCGGAGCGGTTCGCCGGTTTTGCTGGTTTGCGCATTGCAGGAGTAAAACGCGGGATTTTCAGAAAAGGGGATTTCAATAAAGGGGGCGCCGGGGGTGATGGGGTGGGCCTGTTCTGTATCGGCAATGAAGCAGCGTCCAGCAACGCGGCGGCGTAAACCCGTTTCCCGCTCGGCCTGTTCTGCTTCCTGTTCATCGCGGCGGCTGGCGTTCTCCGCTTCCAGATCGGCGGCGGTCTGTTCAGCTCGGAGACCATCGGAAACGGAGCGGTAAAAGGTTTGCGTTTCTTTCGCGTCCTTGACGGTCTGGTTGTCCTCGCCAAAGTCCCATGTATAGCGCTTGATCGTCGTGTCCAGGCTGGCCGCCTCGGCTTCAAAGAATTTCGCAATGTGTTCTGTGTGGGGGAAGGTCTTGATTTCGATTTCCGCGTGTTCCCGGTTCCACTGGTTCGCGGCGGCCCGCTTGTCCCGGCTGTTCACAAAAGCGGAAATGGGCCAGAAACAAAGATTGTCCTTTGCGGTGCTGAGTTCGCCATTGCGCTTGATGCGCCGGAGGCAGTGATCCCGGCCGCTCCAATTCGGATCGCCGGGGGTGTGCTCGACGAAGTAAAGGCCGTTGTCATTTTTAAAGTATGCGCCGGTGATTTCCACCACGTCGCCGGTTTTCATGGGGCGGTTGTTCTTGTCGTTCATGGTAAAACCTCCTGAAATTGTGTTTTGAATGTGTAGATTTTGGCTTTCTGGGGTGCCGTCGCTTTACCCGGTGCGGCGGCTCCAAGGTGTCCGGGTGGCTGTTCAGATGATATAGATTTTTAGGTCGGGGCGCTCGTCCTGTTCGTATGTGTCGCCCTCTGGGGCAAGTGTGGCCCATGCGGCGATTTCAATAGCCGTTTCCATCGAAAAACCGATCCCGTGTAAATATTCGGCATTGTACATTTCATCGGCGCAAGAATGATAATGATTGATATTTCCAGAGTTGATAACAAGCGTACAATAGTTTTCGTTCATCTTGTGGTCCTCCTTGTCTGTTCAGGCGTAAACTTTTCCGTTGGTGCCGGTCTGGTAGCTTTTGAAGATCATAACCGGGTCCTTCAGCATGGCGGCGGCGTCCTCGATATAAGAAGCGGAGAAGCAGCTGTATTTACTGCGGGTGATCTTGATTTTCTCGTCCTCCTTCAGGGTTTCGTGGGTGGCCTGTTCCGGGAGATCCTGCCAGCCGTTGAAGATCAGCAGGGAAGAAGAACCGAGAAACAGCCGGCTGCGGGTGGTGCGCTTACGGTATGGGGTGTAGGTCAGGCGCACAACGTCGGCGTGCTGGGCGTAGGTGGTGAGGGTGCAGCCGTGAAAGGTGATTTTCTCCGCGATGGGAAAACCAAACTCGGAGAAATACACAAGGGTATATTTCCGGCCCGGAACCAATCCGGCGGCGTCCACGGCCTTTTGGAGGGGTTCGGCGTACTGCTGGACCATGGAATGAAACGCGGCCAGGGCGTCGGCCTCCGTTGTAACTGTGGCGCTGTTCAGCTCGTCGCCGTTCTCAATGAGGGCGGTCACCTCGATTTGACCGCCCAGGGGCCGCAGGTCCGCGGCGTTGATGATGACTTTACGGCGGAGGGTGTAGCCGCCGCCGATCTCGGCGTGATAAAGACTGTTAAACATGGGGCGTTACCTCCTGGTTTCGTTATCGAGGGCGGACAGTGCGGCGGCCATGCCCTGCTCAAAAATTCGGGTGTTCTCTGCGCTGGACTTTGAAAGATCGTTGGAGTAGTTGCAGGCGGCCCAGAGCGGGCAATCACACGCACCGCGCCGGGGGTTGTAATGCTGTTTGCAAATGGTTTCGATGCGTTCGCCGGTCTCGGCGGGAATGTAAAGCCATGACATTTGGCGATCCTCCTTTCAGTTGGTGGCGCTGTTCTGGCGGAGCAGGTCGGAGACGGTGCAGCCCCGGAGCCGGTGCGCCTCGATATAGGCGGGACGCTGGGCGGCAGGGATCGCGGACATATTGCGGAGCAGGTGAGAAACGAAACGTGCGGCGGTCTCCCGGTCTACGGTCTGCCAGCTGGAAAAAAGAGAACGGATTTCAATTTTCATGGGGTGATCCTCCTCGTCTGTTCAAATAATGCCGTTTTCCCGGAACTCCCGCAGGAGACCGAAACGGCGGGCCAGCCGTTCCAGACGGTCG